TAATCATAACAAGCATCTGGAAGCAAAGAATCTGCAATGTATGAACCGCACTTTTTCTCAAACTGCGTTCGGTTCTGACAAACAATCATTGCACTAACATCACCCTTTTCCAGAATGCCCGGATAAGCCGCCCAACCTAGAGCACCAGGCTCGACTGCTTTCTCACCTTCTTTCTCAACCACCCCAACACCCGCACCTCTGATTGGTCCAATTCGTCTTAGTGCCATCGTTCAAACCTCCTCAAGAAATTGTCACGCTCATATCGCCTGTGAGCTTGAACTGCTTGACTGCATACATGTCAGCAGAGTCTCTCTCAAAGTAATTTACATCAACCACTCGAAATCTGACCCTTCCCGAATGCAAATCCTCTCGATTCGCAGTGGTGGTGAGATCATACTCGCTTGTCAACCACAACCTATATTCCTCATCCAAACCTTTCGATGTGAGAAATTGGTTGTTGCCAAAAAACCTCTTTACCTCATCCGCAAGTCGAATCTGATCTATTGCCTTGTCAGTGACTAGATGCATGAGAATATCTAGATCGCCTCGTATAGGCGCGTAGATCTTGACAGCCGTTCCATCTGACCGATTGACTATGCCATCGTCTGGTCCTCTCTCTGAAGCATCCACCAAGTTGATATCGTCCAGAATCACAACAGGCACCTTCTCAATCTCGTCGTAGTCCTGGCTTGTCGTAACCACAACCTCTGGCTCCCAAAGGAAATCAACCCAGACAACCTTGCCCGTAGTCACAGGACCCGTTAGAGTAATAACCTTGGTGGTTGCATTGAATGAGCTATACAAATCTGTTGCATGACCAGAATCGTCTGTGTGATTGAAGACAGCGTCTATCCCGACAATGTTGTAAGGCGTTTCAAGAGGATAATCATTCTTCAGATCAATCGTGCTTGACGTACTCAACATTGTAAGCACGTGCCTGCCTATCGGTCTGAGACTGTCTCGAAGCATTGGAATCAGCGACCGGAAAACAATATCCTCCTGAAATTTCACGTTCGAGGAGTAAAGCACCTTGAGCCTTTTCAACTTGGGTGTTACTGTCTTGTCTGTTGTCTTCAGGTTGATCACAACTTGAAGTTTCTTTGATGTGACAGGAAAAGCAGAAATGTTAGCAGCAACATCTTCTTCTGTATTCCAATGTGTCGTGTCTACAACCCAGGCTGTGGTATTCCACCAATACTGGTCTGTTCCGTCAGACAAACGATACCCCAAGCTGGTCACTACCACATTATCTATCGTGGTATGGACAGCCTCAGCCTCAAATCCAAGCCACTGCTTCAAACTGTCTGGATTCGCTACCCATGTCTTTGCATAGAGATCCGCAGTAGTCGGATATCCATCGTTTGTATCTTCCTTGAGCTGCAACCAATGCTTGTCTGGATTCAACCTGACATTCGTTCCGAGAGTGATCACGGATCTCTTTTCTTCCAGAAACCGAAACTCTTTTATGAGATTCGTAAGCCTCACCTTGCCAACTCCCTGAGTGTTCTTGCTATTGCTAAATCCCAGTTCTCTTTTGCTTTCTTCTGCAACTCTGGATCGTCAAAAGCAAACTTGAAAAACCGTCTAGGCTTGATCACAATCTTGGGCTTTCTGATTCGATACCAAGGACCTTTGTAATCTTCCCACAAATCTTCTGCTCTGCCTGTCAATTTGAGTTCAGCATCTTTGCCTCGTAAAAAAAGCTGATATTTCAGCCAAAGCAGTCTGAACATGTTGCGCATCTTTCTTGAGACGGGAATCACTACTCCCTCATGCAGCTTTTCTGCTATGTTGCTAAACGCATGTGTTCTCAACACGCCCACAAAAACCGTGAAAGCATCAACTGCTTTGTGAGTTATCGCTTTTCGAAGGTCTCCGTCGTCAATCAGCGGCTTGGTACTTCTCTTGATTGCAACCGTCAAAGGTGCATTCTCTTTGTACAGACTCGGATCATCCATGGTCTTTCGCACTGTTCGTACACCCAGCAGACCATTCAACTCTGTTGCCCTTTCGATATGCCTCTTGTTCTTGGCCTGGAAGACTCTCGGATCAAATGCCTTCTGTAGTTTCTTCCAATCGCCGGTCATCTTGAACGCGGTAGTAGCCATTACGCCACCCCCCGCGTTTGCTTCGCAGGCTGACGGTCTGAGAAGAAAGCCTTGAGCAAAGAGGGACCGCCCTGGTCGGCATAATGTGCCGTCCATTCCATACGATCAACATACAAATCGCACTCGACATGCCCCATCTTTGCGATGCGGTCGTTATCCTGGAGAGTTACACCTGCTTTGTCCAGATCCACCTTTCTGAACAAAACATATCCATTTGAGTTTTCTCTCGCGCCTGCCTTGGTCATCTCCAGACTGTACTGTGAAGCCCACTTAACTTGACCGGGGATTGTAACAGGAGGTTTTCTTTGCGCTTGAGAGATAGCCTCTCTCGCGTCATCGTCGTATATCGTAGAAGCACGATCAATGCGTTCTATTACGCAAGGCACAGCATGTAAAAGCCTAGGAAGCGGCACTAGAGTCTCCTAGTCATACGTACGACCATTGTTCGGGCGAAGCAATCCCAAGCGGTGCCCTGAACAGTTTCAGTATATCTAGCACCTCTGGATCTTCTGTGATGCCGGACAACCCGCCTCTGCGTTTTGTGAATCCACCCCCTGATGGTGAATAACGGAGACTATGGCCGTCAGTTTTTTCTTCCAGAAGACTCCCCAGCACAGAAGGAACAGGAGTTACTACCCCACCCGGATCATATATCGGCTTGGTAAGCTTCTCGATCACCAACTTAAGCAGAGCCCTTGTTATCGGATACGGAACGCCGCCGCCTGCCATGCCGTATATTATAAAGTCTGTATCTGCCACGGTCTCTGTGATTAACTGGTTACCAGCTACCCCTCCCGTATCGTTCTCCAACCGTAGCAACCCTCCCGTGTCAATCACACCCGCTGTGATATCCAAAGTAGTTGCCCCATTGATTGCGGTCTTAGCGGTCAAGGCCACATTATCAGCAGTTGTGTCTGTACTCACATTCACGCGCACGTTGGTTGCGTCGTACCCACTCGGAGGCACATATGCACCTGATACATCAAAGTAGAATGTCACAGCAGGATTGGCACCATCGTCCAGCACAAAAGTCTCGCCGTTAATCAACTCGGCCTTCGTAACAAACCGAATTGCGCCTTGAGCCACAACGTCGGTCTCGATGTAACCAAACGCGCCCTTGACTTCCTGGTTCTGTCTACCCTTGCGAAACCTTAACCTACCCATGATCACAGGAGCCGCGAAAATGTCTCGATAGCTGTCAGGCCCAATGAGAGAGATCTTCGGGTTCTTCTTGTCGTTCAAAACCCCGTTTGCGCTGTAGACTTTGTACAGAGTTGAATCAAGAGCGGTAGTAGATCCGTTGATCTTCAAAGAGGTAATGCTGATGATTGGAACGCCAAAGAAAAGAGTATCAGAATCGTTTCCATTGATATTCAGAGTAAGAGTTCTCGATTCAAACCACTGCCGGCACACACGCTCGAGGATAGCTTGCCAAGTCTTGATATAGTCAGAAACTTTAGAATCTGCTGCAATAGCAACTGTGACTCCTTCATCTCTGACTTTCTGAATGGTAATGTAATCACCCACATTCTACCTCAAGAACGGAGAGTATCTCTGACTGCCAGTCTTCCTCAGAGTCACTCTCGCCGTCGCTCGTTGCTCTTTGTGAATCATCAATCCCACTCTCACGTTGTCCGAGAAACACCAGATGCGTTCCCCTCCCTTGCTCGATTTGACCGCCTCGACTGCAAACGACACCCGGCGGAAGCCTTCCGGTCTCGGGAAAGAAAAATCCACTCCGTTGTAGCGGACAGTCAATCCCGCAATCTTCGATTGGAATCCAGGCTCCTTGAGACGTTCTAACCACTTTGTTGCTTCCTTCTCGTTCTCCGTGTCTACCAAGATCGTCTGTCCGTCCTTCAAGTGGACTCTCAGCATCCGGTCCTCGTTTCTTTGTCCCGGACAAATCAGTCCTCGCCTTCCTCGTCCTTCGACTTTTTCCGAGAACTCCTGTAGGACCTTCTCTCTGGCTCTGGCTTTCGTGGCTTCTCTGGCTCGGGAGTCGCCTGTACCGGCTTCTTTACTTCAACCTTGACAGGGGCCAGCTTCGCAGCAAGCCAAGGATGCTTCACCTTGATATGCTCCAACTCTGCCTCTGTGATCTCCTTGACAGAGTTCGACCAGAAATAAACAGCTCCCTTTACGGAACGCTCAACGTCGGAACCAAAGCTGTCGATCTGCACAGGGCGAACACTGTGATGAACCAACACTCGAACATTCATCGCACACCTCTAGCCCTTGCGCTTCCGTTTGGAAGACGGCTTCTTGTCCTTCTTCGGAATCGTCTTGACTTCCTTCTCGCCGTCTTCGGACTTGAACCCTTCGGCATTCTCGTCGTCTTCCGCTTCTGGCGCCTTCTCGGGAATTTCATCAGCCACAGGCTCAACCAGAGCTGCTTTCACCTTACCAGCACTCTCCAACTCGGCCACGGAAAACCGAGAGTTGCTTTTGTAGTCCTGAATTGCCTTGGAGTCGACCAGAAATTGCGGAATGCCTTTCTGCCAGCTTCTGCCGTCCGGGCCAGGACCGTAAGTCACGCCTTCTTTGAGTTCGACTTTAGCGGTCATTACTTACCTCCTTCAAATAGAAGGCTTGGCCTCGCTCAACTCACAAGACCCAAACCCCAACCGACAACCTTAGATGGTCGTCGCGATGTTCTGACCCTTCACGATGGCCGTAAGCTCCTCAAATTCCACAGCGAGCTTCAAGGTGATTGCGATCTGATCGACCGACTTAAACACGTCCCTGTCGGTCTCCAATCGCAGATCTCGACCTATGCCCAGGATGAAGTTGTTCATGTGGGTAAGCAGAATCTGCGGGTTTGCTTTGTAGGTCACCTTGACCACCTGACCACTGGTGATTGCGCTACCTCCACCAGAACGAACGACTGTGCCTGCTGTGTAGTCAACCACGTAGTCTGTCGTCTCGATATAAGCAGCCTCGGGAGTCGTTCCCAGAGTCGATGTGTTAACTATCACAGAAGAAACCGGGCCAAACCGCAGAGCTGCCGCCGTTGTTCCCGTCAAGGTAACATGCTGTACGATGGGAGGCAGAAGGTCAAACAGAGGAACCTCAACGATGGGCACACCGTATGGAGTATGTGTGGCTCCCTCTGCGGACTTGTCACCCAGCATAGTCGAGCGGGTCGCCAGCTTCTCAATGTAGAGTTGAGCCAGATCAGGGCTCATGAAAAACCGTAGATTTCTCTTGTCCCGCCGAAACTTGGTTGGCATCTTTCGAAGCATTCCGCCGAACACACCCAGTCCGATGCTTGCGCCTGCTGCGTCATACACGTTCGCACCGTCACCCAACCGGTTCCAACCGTCAAACATGCCTAGATAGGCGTCCTTGACGTACTTGGTTGCATCGCCACCAGAGACATACTCACTCTCCAGCACGGCGTGACCGTTCGTGTCTCCGTTCAAGGCAAGTTCTTCGGTATCGTTGGCGAGCTGCCTTCCGAACATCTTCATCAGATGATCCTTTACAGCATCACCCTCGATGTTGATTTCCTTGAACTCATCTCCGATCTCAAAAGGAACCATGATGCTCTGCGGAGTCAGAGTTACCTTTGAGGTAGAGATACCCCGACGGACTCCGGGATCCACTGCCTCAGTCTTCGGTACGGCTGCTCTCGTTCCGATCCCGATCTTGTCGATGATCAACTGCTCATTTCGGAACCGAACGATCCGTGCGTTGTTCTTCAGGACTGACTCGTCAATGATGTAATCCAGGAAACGGTCGGCCTGCTTCGGGTTCAGCTTTCCAGAAGTGGCGAGGTCACCAGAAACGATGACCGCCTTTCTGACTAGCTCTTCGTTGCTCACGCTTGGCATTTTCAAATCCTCCTTCATTCAAAAAAAAGGTTGGTTGAGTTGCTTTTTCTCAGTTTCCTAGAATACCACCCCAGAAACCCTTCTCGACTCTCTCCTTGTCAGTGCCGCCCTGACCATCAACGGATGTCGAGACAGACCTCGTATTCTCCACGGTCTCAAGGCGCTTGGCCACCTCGGTGAGTTGCTTCGTCACCTCGGCAAGCTGCTTCTTGAGTTCCTCTTTCTCTTCGTCCTTCTCGGGTTCTGCATCTGCTGCCTTCTGAGTCGGGGCGATTGCATGCACTCCTTGTGTGTAGGTCGAGAATCCCTTCATGGCCTCCTCGAACGCTTTCATGGTGGCTTCGTCTCCTACTTCAGCCATCAACTTCAGGAGCTGCAAGCTCGCATCCTTGAGAGCGGTTATCCTGCCCTGGGTGAACTTCTTTCCCTTCATCACAGGCTGACCACTCACGATCACGGTTCCATCTGCCATGACTTGCATGGCTGGAATTTCCGCGTCGGGATCATCCTCTGATTTCTTGGCTGATACCATCTTGGCTGCCGTGTCTTTGGCAGCAGGCTCTGGGTACTTGCCCCCGAGCACTTTGCCCAAGAAAGAAACCACCATACGGATGGCCGCTGCCAAATCAGGAGGCAGAGCTTTCTCGATCTCGAACTCATCCACCTTGCTGTCTTCCGACTTCTCGACCGGCTTCAGGTTCGGATATTCTTCGATTGCCTTTTCCAAGAACGTCACAACCCGACGAACCGAAGTTGCGATGTCGGCAGATAAGCCCTTCTTCACATCTTTCTCTGTCTTGGCCGCAGGTTCTGGATACCTTCCGCCGGCTACCTTCCCGAGGAAAGTCAGCACTCGGCTGATTGCTCCACTCGGGGCACCTTTCATCCTGCCCATGCGCTTCATCCACGCAATGGTTTCCTTGAGGGCCTTTGCCAAGTCTTCTGGCAATGCCTTCTGGATCTCCTCGATCTCGGAATCCTCGAGCGGATCAAAAACGTCGTCAGGCAGAGCCTTTTCGACTTCCTGCATTTCCGTGTAGAATCCTTCGAGTTCCTTGGGAACATTCTCGTCCATCTCGAAAGCTGGCATTGTCTCCTCCTTCGTCAGTCGTTTGATAACTAGAAATCTTCTGAGGTTCGCTGCTCGATCAACAAGAGAAACCTCGTTCACGTCAACGTCTAACATCCTTCTCGGTTTGTCCTCATCTATGTCTGGCATCTCCTGCTCCCTGAAACGACAAAAAGCCCCAAGCAAATGCTTGAGGCTTCGGCTTATCCGACACCTACTACAGAATGTTCTTACTTACGAACCAACCTCCTCAACTCTTCAGGCTTGAGAGATTGAGATTGCTCAATATGCACAATCCGTCCGTCCTCAAACTTGAAAAGAATCTCACCGTAGAAATGACATCTCTCAAGAAATTCAATGAAGAGTTTGATGTCTTGCTCTTGGTTCCCTTTGTCATTCTGCTTCAATTGTTGCAACCGAGCGTTCATCTGTCAAGAATTTCCTCACCCACTAACTACAGTCGCCATCCCGCCAATCGAAAAACCGGTTATTTCTCCAGACTTAACCTTCTTCCAGAGAATATTGTCTGTCACATGAACCGTCATTAGCCAAGTGGCTTTCTTAACATCTTGGCCTCCCAGTTTGAAATTAAGCGGAGAGACCCAACACTCCACAAGATCCACACCATTCTCACCAAATATCTTGTGAAGCAAACCCAACCTCGTCTCACTGTTGTATCTGGAAAGAAACCTATGAGCAGCTCTTTCTATTGCACCGGCGTCTATGATGTCTCCCTGCGCGTCTACTTCATTTGGCTCAAGCACAATCCCAGTCACAAGTTGCTTTTCTTTGTCCACCTTGGCAATCGGCATCTCTAGCCTGATCTGCGCTCGCATATCGCCCTCCTTCACCACTGGCCCTGGCTCAATAGGAGACCACAACCAGTCCCCATCACTTCTCTTCGCTTGGTACAATCCCTTGAGCCTCTTGCCTTTCAGCTCGACCTTGATTAAGTCTTTGCTGTATGCAAGCACAGAAGCCTTGCCAGAATCCAAAATCTCAATGTTGCTAGGAGTCTCCTTTGTCGGGTTCAGATAGTGACCTGGCTTGATTGCTCCCTGAAACTCCATCGAGTCTTTATGAGGATCTGCCCCTGGCTTAACAGCCAACTTCGCATTGTCAAGAGGATTCAGATACATCTCAATAGCAACCAGCTCTGGTCTACCCACATCCAACCTCAACCACCAAAGCGTTCTCGAAGGGCCCACCCGAATCTGAACCGGTCCTTTCCAAGTCTGCTCTTGCAAGACGAAATCAGCGTCAAGCATAGACGCTTTCGATACACTCTTCTTGTATGGAGCGGAGTAGTCCAACCTCACTTCTTTGGCCTTTACTGCCTCAACCAACCCATCTCTTGTTTTGCGGGCCTCTGAGGCGCTTCTCTTCTTCCAATACTGCCACTCACTGGGGACCTGATCTCTGACTGCTTTAGGAAGAGCAGAGACACCCACAGGAGGCATCCAACCCTTCTTGACGGCTTCTCTGTCAAGCACGTAGGGAGTTAAGTCATCTGGCTGCATGGCAAGCCAAGCAGGGCCAGGCATAGCTTGCTCTTCAGAAGGAGGGAGCACGATCTCTTTTGTGACGGTCACCTCCACATCAAGGTCGCCTATCGACTTGTGAATGTCAGCCCACTTCTCTGGTACTTCACCGGTGGTGACTTTCTTCTCGTCCACTATATCAAGCCAGTCTTCCTTTCCCCTATCTACAAATCCTTGCTTCCATCTCTTGAGATGCTCTTTGCAAAACCAAGCCCTGCCTCTACCGTCAGCCCACAGCACGTCAACTTCAGGATCCATCATGCAGCCATCGTACATGCAGAGCTTCCTTGAATACGCCGCTTTCCTCGCAGGCAACTTGAGCTGACGAAAGATCAACCGGTAGTTCATGGCACGGCCACGAACTGCATATTCGTGGAACCACGGCTTTTGAGCAAGAAATTCAACCTTTCCCTTGTCAACGATTTGAAACACACCGGGATACCGTTTGGTCCCGCCAACTGGAGGAGGTTTGCCTTCTTCTGGCTCTTTAGTCTTGCCTTCCACATTCAACCAAGCGTAAGGTTCGACCGCTTTGCGTTCTGAAAGTATGCTTGTTCTGACCAGCTTGGTTGTGCCTGCCTTGGGACGCTCTGCCCATTTTCCCGTATTAAAATTGATCTTACTAATCTCATCCATTCGGTTCTTAGCCAGAGAACGCGCTTGCTTGAGAGTCACAACAGGATCCTTGACGGCTCCCGCTATCTGATTGTTCAAGGTCCAACCAATCAGTAACTTTCCAGGTCGAAATGCAATTCGAAAATCCGTATGTAGTGATTTCCCTCGCCAATGAAACTGACAGGTGTAATCGTATGGTCCTTTTTCTTCCGATGGAATTTCCATGTAAGGATCAGCTTGCTTCTCAATCGCTTTGGTTGGCAGGTATTCAATGTTGCCTTCTTCGTCGATCACCTTCTCTTGCAGAACAAGGTTCTTCTTCGCTCTTGTTGCTGCTGTGTCAACCGTGTCTGCCTTGCCTTCCCAAGGTCCGATCACACGAGGCACCCAAACACTGATTCTCAATCCCTTGGGACTTCTCTCTATGTTGACGGTCTCGCCTTCGATCAGTATCCCATCACCGTCTTCAAAGTCCCTCTTGGTTGCGAACGTGTCTCCTACGGGAACAATTGTCTTGCCCTTCACTTCGATGGTCTTCTGCGACTTCTCCTTTCCAGGAAGCATGCCGTACTGGTAGACCCAAACTCCACCCTTCGTCTTTTCACTTCCGTATACAATCCCTCGGATAGTAGTTGCATTGTGAAATTTGATCCAACTATCAGGAGTCGTAAGCTTGAGTGGATAGTCTGCATCTGACCGCTTTGCAACTATGCCCTCCGAGCCCGGAAGCTCTCTGATCTTTCTGACTGAGCGTTCTAACTCTGCCAAGTCGTTCACCTCAACACCCGGCACCGCGTTCAATCTGTACTCCAGATTGGGAGCGCTCATTGTGCTTTGCTTGATGCCAAGCTCTTTCAACTTCTCAAGTCTCTCCCTGACAGGTAACTTGTGGATGTCGCCATCTTCTCCGTGATAAAGCACGTCAAACACGTTCACTACAATGTCAGAGTCGTCTGGTTCGTCTTTCGAGTGTAGATAGCCAGCAACAGCTTCGCGAGGAAGGTGCTGCCCGCCTTTCCACTGTTCGATCTCGGCATCGAAGACCAACTTGTCAACCTTGAGTGCTTGGAGCTCCTTGACAGTCTCAGGAAGTCGAGTTGTGTTGTCTTCGCCGTCCTCGGAGATAATCTTTACCTTGTCTCCATCAACGTGGATCTGATGTCGAGCTCCATCAAGCTTCTTCTGCACGAAAGTTGGAAACCACTCTAGCCTCTCTTTGAAAAGAGAAAGCAATCTCTCGACGGTCTGAAGCTCCTCTGGAAAAGCAGGTCTGGTCGGCTTTGGTTGGTAGAAGAACTCACCAAGAGTAAGCTTGTCGTTCTTCTCGGCTCTCTCTGCTTGCTCTATGAATTTGGATGGAGCTGTTCGTGGTTCTTGTTTTGCTATCTCTCCAATCTCCTTCTCAGAGATATCCACCAACAACTCTTCAGCGTCATCCTTCTTTGCCAAGATGTAATTGGTAACGATCAGGGTAGCGAGCTGTCGATTCTCTTGCTCTGCATGGTTCGCAAACAAGCCAAGTCCATGCCGTGGGGTATTCAGCTTTTTGATCTGAAATCCTGCCTTCCTGAGTTTACTTGGCAAAGAACCTCGCGTTCCATAAGTGAGCAAGAACTTGCCCTTCAAACCAGAAAGAACTTTCAGAAATCGCTCTTCGTCAAACTTTCCTTCTCCTAGAGTAGCGTCGTAACCAACGTAGGGAGGATCAAAATAGAAGAGGGTCTCCTTGCTATCGTACTTCTCAACCACCTTCTGATAATCACCTGATTCTATCTTCACGCCCTGCAACCTACTACGCACAGATTCAAATCTAGCCAGTCGGGTACTCGCATCGCGACCCTTATTGTAATAACCAAACCCTCCCTTGCGATCCGAACCGTATGCGAAGCTAGAAGTATACAAAAATCTATAGAGACGCTCCACATCTCCCTTTGGTGATTCCTTCTTCAACTTGTAATAGCGTTCTGGAATGCCAATCCAGTTCTTCCTCTTCAACTCCTCCAACTGAGATTTCGTCAGCTTCTTGACTAACCTGAATGCGTCTACAATCTCCTGATCCGAATCACTGAGCACTACGGTGTCCACGATCTCCTTTGCAAGACATACAGCACCACAACCAGCAAACGGCTCCACGTAGACCTTGTGCTCTGGCAACAATTCGACAAGCTTAGGAGCAAGTCTAGTCTTACCACCTGAAGAAGACCAAAGTGGCTTGACTCGTTTCTCGGTCTCCTCATCTCGCATCAACTTGATTTCGTTCTCAGGATTTACTCTCTCAAAAGTCAAGTCATACAACTCAACATGATTTGTAAAAGGGGTATGAAACTCATTGAAATGAAACTCCAACCGCTCGGCCAACTCAGGAGGAAGAGCCCGACCCAAACGAAAGTGAATTGCATGTTTGAGTTCTTCAGGCAATTCCACAGTATCTTGGATCAAAATGTCTATGTCACCCTCTGTCGATCCGTTGTTAGCAAGTCCTCCCACCAGATAGATGTAAGGCTTCCTCAACTTGAATGTCTCGAAGTGCCGCAAGACATCTGCAAGCTGAATCTTCTCACCCCTCTTCACCCCTGAGTGTTGAATACGAGCATACTTCTTCTCTACCTTCTCATGTCTCTCGAACTCTTCTGACACATCGTCCAGCCCGTTGTCAGGTGGAGCAGGATGAGTCTTTCCTCTGTCCATCAACTCATCCACAACCAAAGCATGAAGATTCACAATATCCTCAGTTGAGAATCCTTTTACTTCACCTTGCTCAAACATCTCGTGTAGCTGGCTGTGAGCTTCCCTGAGCTCCCCAGTTGTCATCTCCCCAGGATCAGAATCAGGACGCAAAATTTGTTTTTCATATCTGCCTATCTCGACAAAAACAACTTTGCCCTTGTCCTCTTCGCTGATTATTCCACTCCCACCTGGCAAACCTCGCAAGGGATATAACTTCCCATCGTCAAGACTTTCAGAAAATATCGTCTTGACAACCGGAACCGATGTCTCTTCAGGCTTCTTAGCAGCACGTCTAACCTTGGGCATCTCTCTTCCTTATAGCGGTTCCCATGAACCAGCTTCAACTGAAATGTCAACTGTCGTTCGACATCTAAAATGAAATGGGGGTAAACTAACACCTGCTTCTGCTAGCTTTCTGGAATCCTCCAAACTTACTTTACCTGCCCGAGGTGAAATCTCTTTCAGCTTTTTTATACCTAGCCAAGGATGGACCTTCTTAACTTCGTCAGGAGTCTCAGCATCAAGCTCTGCCTCCATCATTTCAGTAGCATTCTCCACAGTGAACACCTTTCCATTCAAATGGCTACATTGCTCCGATGTTCTTCTATCCATAGGGTTGATCAGCTCATACCTCGTAACACCTGCTGCTTGGAAGGATTTTGTCTGTCCATGAGTTCTGGCAACCGTAGCTGAATTCGCAACTAGGCCCTCGAAGTATTGCTTCGAACTCCCGTGCCAACCTCCTGGTGTTCTCACATGCTTGAGAGTGTCTCTAACCCGAGCAGACATGAGCTTGCCTGCTACCCTTCTATCCTTGCCAACCTCAACCATCGTTTCCTTTGTCGTTGTTGCTATCGAACCAGACACATTCTCTTCGTAGTGTTTACCTATCCAAAAGAGTTGATGATCTTGCAAAGCCTCTATTGCCTCCTCGTCCACAAGATCAAAACTTGGCAAGGCTTCTGCGACCGCCCTCTGCTTTTTCACTTCTTCGGTAAAGCTGGGAACGGTATAAGACAGGCTCGCCTTCGTCTGCTTGGTTGCTTTCTTCCAACCAGCTATGCGAGCATTTCGATACATCTTCTCTACTGACTCAAGAAATCTCTTCTCAACATCCCCCGCCCACTTCCCCATCTCCTTGTCAATTGCTTTGGCTATCTGCGAGGCAGGTTTCAAAGCTCTTGCCATAGAAGTTGCTTTCTCCGTCGCCTTCCTCAACCTTGCGTTCCACTTCGAGTTGATATACCTCCGAAGAGTGGTTTCTGTTCTCGCTATTCGAGCTATCTCGGTAAGCTTGAGTGCTTTTGCAACCAAGTCATCAACAACCACGGTTCGGTCATACAAAATGTCTACCGCCGTCTGCACTTCTACTCCTCTGCCTCCACATCTTCACGCCACTTCTGCTCAAGCTTATTTCTGACATTGAGAAGTTTCTCAACCATTTCATCTTCAGTCTGTTCGAAGAGAGGTATGTCAGACTCGGTAAGCTGGTCGATCATTTTCAAGGCGGTAACCTGCTGTCCCGGTTCTACGGGTGAGGCCATGTTTTTTACTGCCTCTGCCATTGTCTCCGAAAACGGTCTGTCAGCAGGGAAATCTTCTGGGAATGGCGGAAGCTCGATCCCAAGTATGTCTTCAAGCATCACCCGCGCTATTCGAGGTGTCATGCCGCCTGTCTTCTCTGCGCCGGCAAGTATTTTGACAAGCTCCGTGTTGTCAGTCGTGTTAGGAGAGTTGCTCTTGAACTTGTGATACAGCACATCCATGTGAGGAAAAAGCACCCGGTTGATCAGGTTATCAAACTCATCTCGCTCTGGTGCGAATATCTGCTCGTCCGCCACACGACGAGCAGCCTCCACAGTGGCACGGACATAGTCATCAGCGCGGCCCACCAGAAGTGGCGGTAATCTGAATTGCCTTCTCACTCTATCCTGATTGTTCTTTGAATACTCCTGAAACAAAGCGTCCTTGTGCTGCACTTGGGTAAGTGGTTTTATCTCAAACTTGACTTGACCAGGTTCCTCCCCTTCAACTTCTGCAGGCTCTGCTTCAAGCAGCAAGAACTTGCTATAGTTGTCCGAACCTTGAATCAAACTCTCTGTAAAGTCCTTGATTCTATCTATCGAACCCTGAGTAATCTGCCCATTCGAAACCAACACTACCATCGAGGGAACATTGTTATTCATAATCGTGATGTAATTGATCTCTTCTGATGCTCTGTCGCCATATATCGAAAGCATGGCCCCGACAAATCGCGGTAAGCCGTAGGGAGATCTAGGACTGTAAATCTTGAGATGCACCATCTCGTTTGCTCTTTTGTCTGATGGAAGCTTAGCAAGCTTGTCTGCGTCCTTGACAATCTCGCCTGTCTCGTTGTCATAGACTCTCGGATCCCCAAACTCCTTGAAGTATCTCTTCAAGAACGTACCCACGTAAGATAGATCCCTGCGGTAAAGATACTTGGCTTGAACAAAAGTCCTGAATCTCTTCCACACCCTCATCTTCTCAATGGCAACAACACCCTTATCTTGCAACTGGTAAACCGACATATCCACTTCGACAGCATCTTTCTGCTGCCTACCAAGTCGAATCTGGTACGAAGGGACATGATTGAACCCCTGGATCTCTCCTTTCATGTTCCTGACAACTTCAAAGTAGGCATTACCTGTCAACTCAAGATCAACCCGCAACATCCTTCTGAACTTCGTAAACGAAACATCAAGAGCTGCGTAGGCGAAGAAGTTATCCAACCTGACTTTTTCTTCTTGCACTTTCTTGAGTAGATCTTTGTCTTCTTTTACCTTATCAACATCCAACCGAGAAACTAATCTCTGCCCGAATCCCTCTATGTTGATCTCCATGGCCTGGACGGCCGGCCCTAACTCAGAGTTGTGTTCGCTCAACATCGAAAGCGAGAGTAAGTCAAAAGGTGGCTCGATAATCTCACCCGTCTCTACCATCGCCTCAAGAGGATCCTCCGGGAGTGCCTTCGACTTCCCTGGCTCTGCTTGCTGCGCTTTCTTGATCGGCAGTATCAACGCCCGAACCTTCGCTTGATTCTTGCTCGCACTGCGTTCGTTGAAGTCTTTTTCTTCTGCCATGTCAGCTCCTATAGCAACCCAGGCTCTTCGCGTGGAGGTTTCTTTCTTTTCTTGATCTTGCTGGCTCTGTAAGCCAGATCAAAAGCGTCCAATCCGTCTCTGAGTTCGTATCCAGGAAAAAGCACAAACTGGTCAATCAAATCTTCCATGTCTTTCCTGAAGAAAACTTTCTTTCCCTCGAAAAGAGGAGTTAGCTTCAGAGCGCGAGTCATCTTGTCCTTATCTGTATAGATAGGGACAAACCTGTAAGTTTTGTCCAACTCCTTCATCTGCTGGTAGAACACTAGCTGATATGCGTTCGCTTCAACTCCTGCCCTGATTGGATCGTATTTCTCGTAGTAGTTAATCCCCTTTTGGATTTGTTTCGGGAATCCAATATGTCTCAGGTATCGGCTGAGCACATAAATGTTTCCCTCGCCACACACACCTATCACAACTATCGCAAACTGCGCGTTGCCCTTCTGATCTTGTTCACTGGTGGCAAGATCCACTCCCATGAAAATACGAAGGTCTGAAGGTATCAACCTGTCTTCTATAACTTGACAGTCGTCGTAGTGGAAGACTTGTCCCTTCATGGCCTCGGTATTACAGAGGTACTGAGCGTTGAAGATGATAACACCGGATTTCTTTTTCTTTGTCATAAACCACTTATGGGAGTGTTTTTCTGGCCAAGGAACTCTCCCCTTCTTGTCGTGTGCTTCAATGACTTGATGTGAATGCTTGAGCTCGCTCTTCATGAGATGGCCGTACAAATCCTCGTAGTGGTATCTCGTTCCAAGTCTGTGGTGCTCTCCTCGGTGCTCTACTTCATTGTCTGGTGGCTCAAGACAAGGTTCCAAGGTTTTGTAGTACCAAACCTTTGTCTTACTTCTCATGTGCTCGGTACGGGAATTCTCCTCGTCAATCAAGTCATCGTTGAGTAAGATGTCAAAGTGTTTAGAAACAATTGTGCCATCAACACCAATGCAAAGAACCGAAGGCTCTATAGATATCAGAGTACGGGGCACAACTTCAATTTCACTTTCATCCCACTTCTTCACCTTGTGCGGATCATAGTAAGTTCCGAATATCTCCTCAAGCAATTCGTTATTCTCGAAATGATTCTTGATTGCTTTCAAAAAGTCTTTTGCGTTCTTCGTTGTTTTGCTCGCAATGAGAATTCTCAAGTTTGGGTTCTTGAGTAGGTAATGAATCGTCTTCGTGACCGTACACAAAGTACTCTTTCCACAACCCCTGTAAGCAAGCTGCAAACTATCAACATGCTTGAATTGAAACTGCATCATGGAAAGGTGGAAAGGCTTGACTTCGTACCCAAGAACCACTTTGGCCAGCACGTCTATCCTGTTTTTCTCTAGCACAAGGCGCCGTATGAGCTCATTACCCATCGACTTGTAGTGCTGCAACAAGTCAAGCAAGTCCTCTCGCTTTGCTTCAGCAAGCACCAAAGGACTGCTTGCAAGTAATGAGACTTCTGCCTCTGCCTCTGCCATGAAACAACCTAGTCCTTCATGATGTTGAATCCAGCCGCGTACACACGACACTTCTGCCCAGCAGTCACACCGCTTGGAACAGACACAAACATCGTTCTGCCATTGCACTCGACATCAAACTCGTAAGGAGTATCCACACCCTTACTTGCGAAAGAAAGAGACGAATGCTTCTCGACGAACTTGGCAGCTTCCTCAGACCAAAACAATACTTTCACGTTTGGATTCGCTCCATCCACCGGCACCACCTGGACGTGCGCAAACTGAAAGCCTGCTGTGTTCAGTCCGTGTCTCTTCACAGTCTCAGGTGGAGTATCGCTAGCACCAGACAAATACCGATGATAGGCATAGACTGGTGTGTGAGAAAGGGATCCAGTGAGTTCTTCTGACATGTTTATTCTCCTTCAAAGAAAAAGGGTAGGACAACCAAAAGCTTGAGGTCTACCAAGTCCCGTGAAAGGAGAATCCGGGAAAACAGGACCGAGAACTGTCAAGCCTCTGGTTGCCCTAACCCTAGCCACCTACTCGTGTGCCTCCCAGTACACCCGCTCATCTGCGATGTTGACATTCGTATCCAAACCGAGTGTGAAACCGTTTGCACGTGGTGTGATTGCATCTGCGACAACCAAGCTAATAGTTCCATTGGTGATCGTCTTCATCGCCGAATCATCAGCCATCGATTTGAACCACTCTAGTCTGCTTTTTCCCGTGGCCCCAACATTCACAACACGAACGAGTTTCGGGCGAAAGCCCACCCTGTCAATGTTCACAGCTACTGCCGGGTTGGAGCAGATCAACGAGCCGACTACTATCCTGTTGATTCCTGAACCCATAATTACACCTCCCTTTCCCCTACTCAAACGCTTCGAAATACGCTAGTTCGCCAGACACATTTACATCAGTATCTGCTCCGAGCGTAAATCCTTCGCCCCTTGGGGTAATGCCAAGAGTAGTCAGCACGGTAATGTCACCGGCTATCGCTGTCTTGACTGCTGCAGCATCTGCCATGCCATCAAACCACTCCAGACGACTGTAACCGCCACTGTCCACATTGACCACCCTCACCAGCCTCGGTCGAAAGCCCACGGTGTCAACGTTCAAACTTGCGCCAGTCCCAACGACCCCACCTGTCACAACTCGATTAACTCCTGAAGCCATCTCGCACCTCCTGCCCTACTCGTGGGCCTCGTAGTGACACTTCTCACCGTCGATGTTCACGCCACCCGCCGCTGCGCCAAGCGTGAATCCTTTCTCTCTTGGCGTGATGCCATTCGAGGAGATTGCAGTGATGTCGCCTGCAGTAACTGTTTTGACAGCAGCGGCATCAGCCATGCCCTTGAACCATTCGTGGCGAGACAGAGTTGTCACGTTCACAACACGAACGAGTTTCGGGCGAAAGCCTATCGTGTCAATGTTCATGGCCAACCCTGTGCCGATCACTGCTCCTACTACTACTCTGTCAACTCCTGAAGCCATAACATACCTCCTTTATGGGTATCGTTCTCTTGACAGCCGCGACACTGACTTGGATGTCGAGCCTGTACTCACATGAGCACTGGAGAACTTGGTTTCAAAGTACACCGTTCCAAAAACCCTTCTCTACTTTCTTCTCGAATCCGTGTTTGCCTCCAGGTGGACCCATCATAGCACCACACTTGGGACACTTGATCTTGTTGCAAGGAGTTCCCCTTGCCGTGTGATCAATCACGGTCTTGCACTTCGGGCATTCGCAAGTTGCTTTACCGCCTTGCCTTTCGGGTGGGCCACCCATGCCTCTTTGCTTTTGCATCTTCTTTCTCTCCTCTCTACTTTCTTCTCGAAATGGAAGCTGGGAGCATTGGTTAATTTGATCAATATGGTTTCCTACCATTCATCGGCATTCTGCCATTGTTCCAACTTTTCATCGGCCAAATTGCGGAGTAAGGTGAGATTTCCACAGCGTTCACGTACCCGTCAATGTGACCCGCCCCCGAGAGGGATCCCAAGTGGAACTCGTTAGACATGTTCGTCATGGAGAAAGCGCCCGCTCCGCTTGTGCTACTCATCTGATACCAGGTCGAGTTTGCCGAATTGTACCAACGACCTTTGAGCAGAGTCGAGTTGTCCATGCAGATCTCAACGTAGTGTTCCCCTGCCGACCATGAGGTAGCATTGATGCTCGCGTACACAGCCCGCCAGTTTGCGGAAACAGGATGATTGACTGTGAATGAGATATTATTAGAACCGTCGTTAGCCAACAAATAGAACTGATCATCGGTGGCCGTTGGTGTTCCGAATGCATATCTTTGTACAGAATCCCCACCTGCCCAGTCGGTATAGAGCCAGCCGTCAATACAAAAACCATCCTCGAACCCAAGCTTGGCTTCTGATTCAGTATAATCGCTCAAGACATTATGAAGCCTGTAATCTCTTGCTGTAAATGAAGTCGAACCACTTGGATTCTCACCCCAAGGCGTAAAGTAAGATCCTGCTCTCACTGATACTGTATCAATCAACATATCCACTTCTACTGCAAATTGCTGAATTCTGATCTTGTAACTATTCGTTCCACCGTCCCATCCATCAAATGCTGCTCCGTAAACTGTCCAAACTTTTTCTACCTCTGGTTCATTGACTAACAAAGTTGAGCCAGTGTAAGAAGTACAACCTGCATCACTGTACTCTCTGACGTAAACCATCAGCCCAGTTCCAGATATTTTCTTTGCTCTGAGATATACGTAAAGTGGAGAGCCGACACTTGTAGTCATACAAAGTGTATCCAGCCTAGTGTATGAAGTCGTACCCGTTGTCTTCATACGAACAGCAATGTCTTTATGGAACACATCGGCACGATAGGCAGTTAGCTCTGCTGTTCCATCCCCAGGACTTTCAGTTTCTATCCACTTCGCCCAATCGGGATTGCTATCGTCTCCTGTAAAATTCTCAAAAGAATTATCTTCGCATAACTCAGTACCAGGACCAAAAATAGGCATGACACCTGTGCCTTCAGCTTGGCAGGCGACTGGCGTCCCGTCCCTGCACTTCTTGTGGCTGCACGTCGCGTGGCTCGCGGCCTGCGTGCAGTTGTCTACATAGAAACCGTCGCCGTGAGTATTGCCCGGAAAATATGGGTTGCGCCACTTGTTCGCGTCTATCGCTCCGATGTCGCCTTCCCAGATGGTGCAGTGGCCGATTATGCCGTCCCATTGACTAGTTCCTGAAGCGTATGCTCCAATATTCAAATTTGCTGAAGAATTGAATGGCGGTCCCCTCATAACGGCGCTTGCCGCAACTGCAATTTCATCTAAATACAAGTTCGCATCAGCGCTCAAATTTATACCATCATAACTATATCTTACAATAGCAGTATGAAGACGATCAACTCCGAATCCTCCCCTTCCAAGTATTGTTTGGTTAATCCCGTCATTACTTATATTTAGATAAACACTATTTACATTGGTATAAAATGTCCATGAGAATTGCCCGGCGGCAAGATGCTTAGAAATCATATAATGTACCCCAACAATCGTATCCGTCATCACCCTACATCCAACCGTAAAGCTACCGCCCGTGTCCCAAGTCACCGGATCGAACGTGTCGTCGTCCGCCCTCTCCAAAAGGTCATCGTCCCCGCCCAGCCCAAGACCCCATCGCCCCGCAGGCCCGGTCCCAACCCGCTGCATGAGCACCTCGGACGCGCCGAACACCTGGTCCGACCCGACATCGGGAGTGAGCACGTTGCCGAGCCTGCCGACGACGCCGACAGTGTCGAGCCTCTTGACCTCCAGACTATCGATATATATCCCGGTCCCGTCGT